GTACCGTTAGTACCGATCTTTAATGAGCTGGTTGAAATAGTTGTTGGCACCCAAATGGTGTACATAACGCCTTCGTTATTCAGTGTATTGGGATCTGGTCCCGGCCCAGCTGAAGCAGCGTTAACTGAAACGTTAATTGCAGGCAGAGTCAAAGTAACGTTTGCTGCCAGAGACCCGCCAACTGAAATAATCCTTCCGCCGTGGGAAACAGGATCTAATGTGGTGCTAGATGTAATCTCAACAATTGTGCCTGCACCTTGTTGATAAATTCCACCAAGAGACCGGATTGGCCCCTGAAAAGTAGTACGTGCCATGACAATTCTCCGTGTAGTAGCACATCCTCATATCGTCTCTACTAAGTCTGCTAGGCCAGTCGATATGAGTAAAAATCCTAGACTTAAAAACAGAATACAACAAAAGGGGGGTTTTGCAACCCCCCTCTCTTACGCTTAGGAAGCGCCCGGCGAACCGAACATACCAAGCGGATCAGACCAGCCGAAGCTGTAACGCTCACGAGCCTTGTAACGGACGTTACCGGTGTCGAAGTCTCCGTCCATGCTGTTTTGCAGCGGGGTGCGGACAAAGTGCTTCATACCGTTGGGAACGTCAGTCGTCAAGTACCATGCGTTCGTATCCGTCAGATAGTGGTTAACGGTGTAACCCTCTGGGATGGAACCATTGTTCTTCAGAGCATTGATGTCGTTGTCAGCAGTACCGACGCGAAGCTCAGTCTCAAGCAGACGGGTCGCAACGAACATAAGGTTCGGAGGAACAATCAGTTTGCGGGGCTTAGCGGCGATCAGCAGACCACGCTCATCCGTCCAACCAGCGATCTGAATAACAGCGGCCTCAAGAGAGGTCTCGTTCAGGTCAGCAGGCGTGGCCGGTTCGTTAGAGTTGGTACCACCAGACACCAGCGGATGAGCAGTTGAAAACAACTCAACTCCATCACCACCAGGATAGGAAGAGTTAAAGCCGTTGTTCAGCACGTTGGCGGCTTTAACCTGTTTGGTATAAGCCATTGCACGGGCCAGAGCCTTGGTATAGCGCGATGACAGGGAGTCATAGAGGTTGTCCTCAATTGCCTCTTCCGTGATCGAGAAGCCCAGGGCGATGGTCTCGTGGTTGTAACGTGCAGTCCAAGCTTCCTGCGCATTGTCATAAGCAATGGCAGCACCCTCGTTCTTCACCGGTGCGGCGGAGAATCCGGACAGCTTGGTCTCTTCTTCAAACGAACGCTCAGAGGTCTCAGTTTCGTAGATCTCTTTGTGTTCTTCACCATAACGTGCGTACTCCAGGCCGAACAGTGCGTTCAGTCCAGGGAGCAGCTCTTTCAGTAGTTGTGCGCGTGAAATAGCCATGATTTAGCTCCCTTATACGCCAGTTGAGTTGTTGTACTGGTGCATAGTCGCATTAATCTTCACAATTACTTCTGGGAAGTTATCAGCGGCAGTGGCAGTGTCTCTAACCACATCAATAATACGAATAGGCAGAGTGTTCGTCGTAGCAGTTGAATCCAAAATTGCTACTTTGGAATCTCCCGTAGTTGTCGAACCTGCGTTTTGCACCAATGTTGCATTGTTTCCAATTGCAGAAATACCAACACCACTAATAACTGTGGTACCAGAAACTACAGCAACTTGGAACAACGTGTCAGGATCATCAGCAACATAAGCAAAAATCTTTGTTCCTGATTTAATCCCTTGAGATGCTGGATAAAACTGTTGGTTTTGTACCTGACCGGTAGAACCGTTTGTGAAAGTAACACCAAGAAACACGCCACAAGGTGTTGCTGTGGTTGTTCCTGTGTCTTTCTCAATCGTTCCATCGGACACCCTTTTTACCAGATCACCATAGAAAATGTTTGTAGCATAGCCACTTGCAATTTCCATCAGGCGAGTCTGTCCCGCATAGACTTGTCCACCAATTAGATTGATGGGCCTTAGTCCATATGGGGCTGATACCGTAGGATAAGCCATGTTAAACCTCGTTCAAAAAAAGTTATGAGCCTTTACCGAAGCTAACCGAAGATTTCCGATCTCTAAAGAGCGGCATCCGTGGGTCAGATTCGCGCATAAAGTTGTTATCGACAGACTGGGTTTGATTATCGGTCTGCTGCTGATAGTAAGCATTCCGTTGATCAACCAGCTCTTTCGGGGTCTTGCAAAGCATCAGACCTCCCACAACCACGTTGTCTTTAAAGCGCTCCGAAGTATCGGTGCTATACAACTTTAGTTCGGGGTGATCAGATAACTTCACGGGTTCCCAACCCTCGCGGAGCTTAGAAGACAGATTGGTTGGATCAGCCTGGTTCATGGTTGAAATACGAATCCAACGAAACGCATACCCGTCCTGCGGAGCAGGAGTAGGCAAAAGGGTGGGCGGTGCCCAGCTCTTTACACGCTCAAAAGATTCACGTTTTTCAATATCACGATTAAGTCTGTTATCAGCCATTTTGTTTCCTCGCTTCCTCTGCAACCTTTTTGGCGTAAAGTTCCAAAGGAACTCCAAGCCGCTTGGCGATGTTAACCTGCGTTTGTGTTAATACAATCTTCTTGGAAGATGTACTGCGTGTCGCAGGTGCAACCACGCTAGCTTTGGCACGAGTTGGTTTTTCAACCTTCTCGGAATCCTCCGGAGAATCAAATGCATCCGGAAAGACTTGTCGCATACGAGAGTCAATGCGCTCGTAATACTCATCACTTCGTGGGTCTACCCCACTTTTGACCAGCTTTTGGTGCAATCCAAGCGCAAAACTGGTCATCTCCTCATCGCTACCAAACCACCGATTTTCATCCTGCCAGGCAAGTGCTTTAGTGTCAGGAGGAGGCGCTTGAATGATTGGTTGTTGTGTTTCTACACCCTTTTCTTCAGTTTGTAAAGGGGTAGGCTTAAAGTTTGCAATTCGATCAGATTTGATCTTAGCTGCAGTCAGGGCTTCTTGCGCTGCAACAACAGCTTCAGCATCGCCAGCGTCATAAGCCTCTTTGTAAGCTTTCTTGGCTTTTTCAACTTCCAAATCCACCGCAAACTTAGCCTGATTAATTAGTGCTTCTTGGCCTTTATTTAAAGAACCTTTAAGTTTCTTGTTCTCTTCAATAATTGCTTGAGCTATGCGAAGTGCTTCTTCTTTCTCACGAAGTGCAGCTTCTTTAGCCCTCCGCTCATCGTGGTAACCTTTAGTAAATTTTTGTAAACGTTGACGAACAGAGTCAGAATATTGTGAAAGCTCATCTTCTGTAGGATCTTCTGGAGCTGCATCAAGGGGTTTACGCCCACGATCCTGTGGCGGGGTGTCATCTACCACCTCAATTTCAGCTTCTTTTTCTTCATTTTGAGCCTTTTTTGGCTCTAAATTTGACTCTGAATTTGACTCTTTTTCCTCCTTTTCGTGAGGAAACTCATACTCTACTTTCTCAATTTCAGCCATTTTTTACTCCTTAAGCACGTGAAATACCACGGGGATCTTCAACAACTGCCTCAACGCTATCGTCGTTGATCAGCCTAAACTCCCGACCATGAATCTTTAGCCGGGTACCAGTATTGGCTCGCACCAATATAAAGTCTCCCTTCTTACACCAAGGCCCGTTGGGGAAACGGTCTTTGTCTTTGTAGCAGTCTGGGCCTAGCTCCACTACAAAGAGAACATTGGTCAGCAACTCCTCAAACCTGATGATCTGATCAGCCTTGAGAATGCCACTTTCGTAGGTCTCTTCAATCTCTGGGATGCAAACCAGGATTTTGTAGCCTTGCGGTTTGGGTAACTGCTTGGCTTTTTCTTCTGCTGTCTCCGGCAAAACCGTTGCTTCCAACGGTTTATCAGGGTCTACCCCTATAAGTATTTCTGTCATTCGTCTTGCTCCAAGTTACGTTGCAGGTCTAAGGTGATCCGCTGTGCAAGAAGTAGACCGTGTAATTTCCCGCACAACTCACGGTACTGGGCATAGTCTGCTGCCTGCCCAATAGCCAGGTGATCTTTTAACGCCGTAACTTGTTCTTCAAGCTGAGAGGAAAGCACTTCCAGCACTCTCGAGTCCATTGGTTAGCCTTTCGGTTTAACTAACTGTTTAGCCATGTCAACGCGGGCTTTCTTGTCGTCCCCCCGCTCCTTAGCCGCCAAACGCATGGCTTCACGTTTGTTCTCGGCCATGATTCTTTCCCGCTCCAGCTCTTGTGCCTGAGCTTTGAGCTGCAGCTCGGCCTGATCTTTCTGGGCCTGCATCTGGAGTTTCTGAGCTTGGAGTTGGAGTTCTTGCTGCTGCATCTGAATCACAGGATCTTGAGCCTGAGCTTGTGCCTGCTGTTGAGCCACCTCGGCCTGGTCTTTCTGGAGCAGTTGAGCTGCGGCTTGGGCGACCAGCTGGGAAAGCTGAACCTCGACATCCTCCGGTAGGGGTTTGTCCGGCGGGGGTAGCGGAACACCCAGAGTCATCTCAATATCTCTGCGATATTTGAAGCCCACGTGTTCTGCGATGTGGGCCATGAGGGAAGCTTGGATCTGTTGAGCCATCGGGTTCTGGCCAATAGCCCCCATGATCTTGGGATCCTGCATCATCGAGGTGTGAACCGCGATATGGGCGTCGTGATCTTGGTAAATAAACGCCTTGAGAGGTTTGCCTTTCAGAGCATTCATATTCTCCGAGATCGGGTCTACAGGCTTTTGATCGTCGATGGTTGGGACGAGCTTTGCTGCATCTTTAATGCCAAGGACGTCAAGCATCTGGCGGTGTAGAGCAGGAAGGTCGTAAATCTGCGGCGCGGATTGAGCCAGTTGAATAACCGCTTGATACTGGACAACTCGTTGCGCCATAGTGGCGGCGTTGGGATCAGAGACTGGGATGACCTCGACAAGATCATAGTCAGTCTTCTTCGCTCTCGCAGGAGCTTTTTGCGGTTCATAGTCATAAGAGTCCTCCGTATAGTCACGGATGATGTTCTTCAGAAGTTTGAACTCCTGCTTCATCGCGTGATGGACACGGGCCTGCACGGCACTCATCGTCTTTAACTGTCTCTCCAAGAGAGCCAGCGTGGTGCCGACAGGTGCTTGAGCTGACATATCGGAGATCTTCATGTCAGCAACTGAGGCCAAGCGACGGGCTTCGTCGTTGACCTGATTTAAAAGCTGTAACAGTGTTTGACTCGGCTCCTTATAGGGCAGAGTCATAATGTTGTCTTTAATCGCCCCGCCAGGAATGTCTACATCT